TCCACGCTGTTCTTAAGTTTTGCAACAGAACGCCAGGTCAGCATCAGAGCGATGTCAATACGGGACTTTTCCCCCTCCGAAAACGATGAGTAACTGAACTCATCCCGATAACGGGACTTAATGCTTTCTTCAAAACTCTCACTCAATGTAAAGTTCACGAAGAAATCCATTTGCTGAAGATACTGGTTAATGAGTTTATTCATCACTGGCAGGTATCGTTTGATAATCCTAGTTTTAATACCAGTGTCCTTCAGCAGGTTAGCAGCAACGCTGTAGTAATCTTTATTCTCTTTGTGTGCGGCAAGAATGCCTTCATAGTTCTTCAGTTGTTCTTCAAGTTTTTTCAGGACTTGATACTCTTCACCAGAGTTATCTTTCTGTTGATTGAGTTCTTCAATCTCTTTTTCAAGTTCATTGATTTGACTCTGAAGATGATTGATAAGATTATTGTTCTTATCAATCTGGGAATGCTTACTGGTGATGTCTAAACTAATTGACCTGAAAGTGGTGAGTTGTTCCTGCACCTTTTCCATTTCTTGTTCCAGTTTCTCCCACGCAATCTCTGTTTCTTTGATTGCGTCCTCATTCTTACCAATCTTGTCTAACTTAAAGCGTTCATCAATGCCTTGTTTGCAAGTCGGGCAATTGTCATTGTCTTTATAAAACTTATTTTCCTTGACTAAATTCGCAACTTTATTTTTAAATTTAAACTTAAATTCTTTTAAATTATCAAACTTGGTTGCAATTTTGTCCTGACCACTTAGTTGAGATTGCTTTTCAGATATATAAGAGTTCAAATCTGTGTTCTCCTCAAGAAGAAAGTATGATTTTTTCTTGAACTCTTCAATCTTATTGCATTTGTCTTGGATAATACTTTCGCTCTTGCTCTCCAACTCTTTGATCATATTGGTTTGAACTTCAATCTTGTGATTGACCAAATCAATATTGTTCTCCGTGAAGCGAATATCGTCTGCTAATCGCTTCATTCTGTCCTTGAGGTTGGCATTCATCACGCTGAATACCTGAATATCAAGGAGGTCTTCAATGATTTCTCGGCGTGATGCCAAGGGCAACTGCATAAAGGGAACGAAAGTAGAAGATCCCAGAACAACAATCTGTGTAAAGGATTTGTAATTCAGTTTGAGGATTGTTTGTTCAAGGAACTTCTGCTGATCTCCTGCTGCAGCATCTTGATTTAGCATCTGACCGTTAGTATAAACCTCAAAGATATTTGGTTTCATACCACGCACGACCTTATAATCTTTCTTACCAATAGAGAATTCTACCTCTACGACACACTCCTTTCCGTTGATAGAATTAACCAACTGTGGTTTGTTAATCTTTCGGAAAGGTTTGTTGAATAGCACAAAAGTAAGAGCATCCAGAATGGTACTCTTACCTGCACCGTTAGTGCCTACGATAATATTATTACGATGAGTATTCAGAGAAATCTCACTGAAGTTATTACCAGTAGAAAGAAAGTTTTTAAATCGTACTGTCTTAAAGATAATCATAATGAATGGTGAGAGGGTGGAATAATAAGTTCGTCAGGGGTAATAATCATATATTCATATCCAGTTCGTTCGCACATTTCTATCATAGAATCTCTGTCTACTTCGACTGCGACCAGAGGAGCAAAGTCTTCTGCCTCCAACAATCCAGCGTATCTGAGAGCATCATCTTCATCTTCAAACATCAAAAGAATTCGATCTCCGTGATTGTTGGAGATAGCATAGGCACCTTCATCCTCCTTACCGTCCAGGCATAAGATATACATTATACCACCTCCAGTGCCTCCACGTAAAGGGATTTCATAATCTCCTTTAGTTTAGCAGAGTTCAAACTAACGTTCAACTCATCAATGTACTTCTCTAGGATAGTAACGGTATCCTCGTGCTCTAGTTCAATGTCGTCATCTTCTTGAGCATCAGTAGAAAAATCTTCTACAATTTTAAGGTCAAGAACATAGTCCTGAAGATTATTGACAATGTAATCAAACTGAGTGTAGTCATTCTTATTCTCTACCACCAACTTAACACAGGTATTCTTATATGATTCCAGGTCTAGTTCATAGTAATCATTCTTAGAATCATCGTAGAAAATCTTATGGAACATTTCATAAGGGTTTTCAATACGAGTGAGTTTCAGAGTATTAGTATCAAAGATATGGAATCCTCGGCGGTCATTATAATCATTCCAATACATCTGATAAGGATTACCAACATACTGAATGTTGCCCTTATTACTCTTCATATGAAAGTGTCCAGACATCACTAGTTTGAACCTATCAAAAATCTCTGAACTATATCCGTGCTCACAAGTCCAGTTAGGATTTGTCTTGAATCCTTTCAGTTCTAGATGACCCATCACAACTTCTGCTTTAGTACTGTGAATAAGGTCAAGAGTTTTTTCTTCATTCTCAGGACAAATCCACGGCAGATACAGGATTTCTCGGTCTCCTACTTTAACCTCCGTGGGTTTACTATAGACGCGAAGGTTACTGTATTCCATCAACAAACACTCCAGAGAATTAATCTCCAGAGTGTTCTTATAAAATGCATCGTGATTACCAACCATCAAATCACAAGTGACACCCATAGATTCAAGAGTGTCAAATATGTTTTGCTTCGCCCAATTCAGACTCCAGAAATCAATATTCCTACGCACATCAAATACATCACCCATATGAATGACGTGCTTAACCTTGTGCTTAATTAGAGATGGGAAGAACACATTATCATAGAAACGTTTGAAGTAATCATGATAATCTTGATTACCTTTCTTGAATCCATAATGTGTGTCAGTAATCAGGGCAATTTTCATTTTCTAGTTTTTTGTTCAATAGTTTGTTTAATGCCGTTGTAATCTGAACTGGAGAAGTTCAACTCATTGCGGTCTGCATATAACACTTCGTCATACCCCGACCTTTCAAGAATTTTTGCTTTAATTTCTAATTGCTTCTTTTCCTTTTGAATTCTTCTGAGAAAAGCATAGTAGATAATTTGAGTAAAGTAGGCAAAAGGATTACCCCTATCTGGATCAAAGTTATCAATATACTGAACACAATTTTCAATTCCATCACTAATCATATCCTCACGAAAAGGATAGTTAATGAAGTTGGGACGATAAGAAAGATGAGTCGCAATCTTCAGGAAACATTCACCAATATAATTAGGAATCATAGGGCGAGTTTTGCCCTCTGTCAATGCCGTATCAACTTTCTTTTTGTATACAGACAATGCAGATAAGAATTCCTTATTGTCTACATAATGCTCTGGTTTCTTCTTGATTCTCATCAGTGGTCATTATCCTTTTGTGATTGTAGGTACATTATAACACATTTCAGGGGGCTTGACAAGAATCAAAATTGTGAGTAGGATCACTCTGTTAAGGTTCAAGATTAATAATAGCTTCTAATAATCTTTAAATAGTTTTTCAAATTTAATACGTGCCTCTTTAACGGTACTTTTATGACCGTTGTATTTTCTTTTACTTTGAGGTTTATGCTTTCCCACTCTACTAAGGTCGGTAACCGCTCTTTTGTATACTGTGAGTCCTGGTTCAATTAATTCAGATATTGTTACAACTTTATCATCTTTAATATATTGTACATTATCTGTTGTTGACTTAATCCATTTTGTTAATCTTATCATACCATTAGTATCTTGATTTAAAAGTTCTTCAAACATACTCATATCTTCTAGTATTAAGGCATTCTCAATAAGAATGCCTTCATCCACAACACTAATGAGTCCGAGAATTTCTTCTCCTGTGATAAGTTTTACTACTGCAAAAAAGTCATCATTCATTTTTTTATGTTTACTGGAATAATTTCGTAGTTAAAATTCTCCTCATTATAAATCTTAATTCTTTCTTTTAGGTGATTCAAAGTGTAATTACTATAATTACCTTTTGAAAAATCATCAGCAATATCATAGAGAACTGCTTGAGATTTATTTTCTCCTTTTCTTAGAACTCTACCAATAGACTGTAGGTTTCTAATCCTTGATTTACTAGGAGATGCAAATATAATATTGTGAAGGTTCTTGATATTAATGCCAGTGGAAAATGTTCCGTAACTAGCAATGATTATGCAATTATTTTGTTGTTCTGTTAATTGTCGGATCTGTTCTCGTTCTTCGGCTTCAACTCCACCGTGAACAAAGAAAACTTTTCGTTCCGACCCGATGGTACTATTTATAAGTTCGTAAAGTGGTTCACCGTGTTTCTCGACATAATTGAAGAGTAATAGGGTATTTCCGCTGATATCTCGACATAAGTTACGAATAAATTTATTTCTCTTATGGTGTGATACGATACAATCCATCTCGTCTGGATAATTAGCAAACCTAAAAGATTCGTGCTTAAGTAACAAAATTTTAATTTTAAGATCAGACAACTGACCACGCTTCATCAGTTCAGCGGTATTGGTAACTTTGTTTGAAAGTCCAAACAGTCCCTCCAAGACTAAGCGATGTGTTTTAGTTCCATCCAAAGTTCCAGTAAAACCAATTCTGTACTTTGCCTCGTGGAGTTTAGTCATAATGCTTGTGAGAGATTTTGCCTTAAAGGTATGGCACTCATCTCCAATTACTGCAGTATAACTGTCAAAATATTTTTTGGGAAGTTTGTAGACACTTTGCCAAGTGGTTATGACCACTGGCATATCAGACAGTTTTGCTTCACCAGCATAGACTTGATGACAATAGTTTTCAGCATCCCAACCATAATCAACAAAATCGTTGAAGAGTTGAGTAACCAATGATATACTTGGTACAATAATCAGAGTCTTGAGATTAGCAGCAGTAAAGTATCTTACTAAAGAATAAATCATAAATGACTTACCTGAACCAGTAGGAGACAGAATAATTCTGCGGTAGTTCTTTAATCCTCTGTAGACTGCATCGTATTGATAGTCTCGTGGTTTAATCTTCGGCGTAAGGTAATCCATATATTCCTTAATCGCTTCTGGAGAGATGTAAGGATTTGTTTCGTTAGGTTTACCGTAGAACTTATTATCTTCAAAAGCACAGGTGTACTCTCGTTCCTCTGCCCACTCCATAAGGTAAGACAATAATCCGATGTAGAGTTGTCCGTTAGATGGACTGAATAAACGAATTTTTCCATCCCACATTCTGCTCTTGAACTGTGGCATAAACTTTGCATCGGGTACTTCAAATGTAAAGTATTCCGAGAGTTCGTATTTGATGTGTGGTTCACAGTCAAGTTGAAGATATACTTCATTGCGCTTCTGAATAGTAATGTCTGCCATTAAGCAATACCGTCAATATAGGATTTCCATTGGATAGCATTTTTGATTTGATATGAACGATTGGAAATCATTTTGATGACACCATCAAGGTACTCAATAATGATTTCATACATATCAATCTTAAGTTGTAAGTCTTTAATCTCAGGATCAGATTCGATATACATTGGTAAATCTGATTTGAGAATTTTTAAGTCAAAAGGATTTTCTTTATACTCTTCAGGTTCTGCTTTGCCTGTATAGTATTCAAACTTTTTACGAGTTAATTGCTTGAGGTTAAGTGTTGCTTGTTTTTTCTTGAAGCGATAATCTGAAAAAATTTTAAAATACTTTGCGTGTAACGAAGGAATAGAAAGGGAAGCAGTATCTAGTTCTACGGGATCAATTTTAGAATCCTGCTCCCACATTGCTTGAATTTCATCAAAGGTCATTAACTAATCACATCTCCATCATCGTTCTTAATTCTATATATTCGATATTTAAAAGTCGCTTGAGCGACCATATAATCTACGTTATTATCTCCAGCATCAAACTCTAGTGCTGTTAAAGAAACGGGAAACAAATCATCGAATTCAACAATAATATTTGCTCTCCAGTTACTGTTTAAAATTTCTAAAACACCTTGACTTTCTTCGGGATTTACTGAAGTATCAAAAGTTTCTGCAAGACCAGTTTTACGCAACCATTTGTGAATCGTTGCATAGTTTGTCATATCCTCATCAATCAGAAACTTAACTGTAAGATCTTCATATTCTGTTTCAGTTCCTGCTACTGGATAATCCCTGAATGGAGTTGGAATATCAATACTGGGAATACTAATTCCTGGAATATTTGCTGACTGACAATAAAATGCTACCTTAGGAAATTTAAGTAAAGATAATTTGAATCCATTAGGAGCGAGAAAATTTTTATTTTCAATCCTTTCATTAACCCATTTTGATTGTGCCATTTTAAATAAAAATATTTAGATAAAAAAAGACCCCTCTGAGAGGGGTCTAGAAGCGCCTGCAAGGCATTGAATCACATCAGATTAGTGACTCTTACTCTTCTGTAGTAAACGTTGCTGCTGAGGTTTCCGCCCGCTACTGGATCGGAATCTGTCAGTGCAACGTCGCCTTTTGCGAATGGATTCAGGACCATACCATATCTGGTCTTGAAGCCAATCTTGGGCTGGAAGGTGTCCTGACCGATTGCACGTACCATCTGGAGAGGTACATATGGGCAATAGAACAGACCAGCATCATAAGGGGAAGTGCCCTTATAACCAGCGATGAAGAACTGAGCAGCAGTGTTGCCCTCTGAAGGCAGTGCCGAATAAGGATCAATGTAGACCTTGATACGACCGTTCAGAGTACCAACGAAGGTGTTGCCAGTGTCATCAACGTTGAGGTTGGTGTTCAGCGCAGGAGTGTAATCCAGAACGCCTGCCATTGACAGAGCAGATGCAACATCCGAAGAACAGATGAGCATGTTGCCCTTTCCTCTACGAGTCTCTTTAGCGATAGCGTTCATTTCACGCTCAATCTGGAACAGAAGACCCTTGAACTTCTCAACAGACCAACGACCGTTTGAATCAACGTCAAGGTCGAAAGTACCAGTAGAAGCAACGTTCTGCTGAGCACCAGGCTTAGCGGAGCGGAATACGGTACGAACAACTTCACGGTTGATTTCAGTCAGAATTTCTGCTGAAAGAATGTTTGCGAGTTCAGTCTCAGCATCCAGACCGTGAATTGCCTTCAGGTCTTGTGCGAGTTCGATGCTGTATTCTGCTTTCAGTGCTCTTGACTTAGCAGTAACAGCAATCTTCTCGATGCTGAATGCCATTTCAGGGAACTGATTGTTCGCTGAATCTCCAAGAGCTTCTGCAGTCGAAGTGCTCATTGCTGCGCCAGAGGTATAAGTACCTGAAGCGTTGAGTACAGCAGGGTTAGTACCAACAGGTGTAGCACCAGTTGAACCAGAAGCGGTAACGTATGGTGAACCTGAATACTGACCATTGACTTCGTTGTAGAAAGTCTCAGCACCAGTCTGGTTGGTATAACGTGAGCGCATTGCAAAGATCAGTCCAGTAGGACCGTTCATTGGTTGTACGCCACAGATGTCATAAGCAATCAGGTTAGGCATCGAACGACGGATCAGCGAGATCAGTACGGGATCGAAACCTGCGATGTTGCCAGCGCCTGTGGTTTGAGTATTGATAGGACCGCTGTTTGTAGGTGCAGCCTCGGTCAGCATTCTCTCCTCACGGAGGAACTTCTCTTGGTTTTCGAGCAGGATTGAAGTGACAGCCTTTTTGTAATTGTCCTTGATTTCAGGCAGATTGCCGTGAGACAGAACAGGTGCCCACTTTTCCTGCAGATGCTCGGTATTGAACATTTGCTTTTAACTCCTTGGAAAATGTTAGGTTTGAACTATTTATAAATTAGAAATCACTTAGAATAACGAGCGATTGCTTGAACATAAGCCTTCATATGAGCAGGAACTTCCTGTTCAATTACGGGCTCAGATGCTTCAGCGATCATTTCAGAAACTTGGGACTTGGGGAAATAATTTTCCTTGATTGTCTCAATTTTCTCACGATAAGTTTCCTCATCGCTAAACTCTACACCCTCTGAGAGGGAAGCAAGTTTTTCTTTTTGTGTGTCTGCGAGACCCTGAGATACTTCACTAACGATTGACTCCTTAATGAATTCTCCCAGTGCAGAGTTCAGTTCAATATTCTTTTCAATTTGTTCGTTGAGTTTTTGTTCCATCTCATCAAGTTTTTCTGTCATACCCTCAACCATGTCATACTTCTCTTCAGGAATGTCCATGTAGTGCTCTACAAAGACTTCCTTCAGTGCTGACATAAACGACTCTGCAATCTCGGTGCGAACACCGTGATCAACAGCGAGTTTGTTATCTTGAATCCATTGTTCTACAACGTAATTAAGGAAAGCATCAACCTTAGCGGTCATTTCTTCCTTTGCCACTTCAATTTGCTCATTCAGTTGAGCAGCATACTGCTCTTCCAGTTTCTCAATCTCTTCATTGAGTTTGGAAACAAGAGCAGCTTCAAAAATAGTAGTTGCTTTTTCTTTAAATTCTTCCGAAAGATCTTCGCCGTTTACCAGAGCATTTACATCTGCAGTAACGTCAACATCTTCTTTCTTCATCATTTTTTTGATGAGCTTTTTATCTTCTTTCTCATCTTCGTGTGCTTTTTCCTTTTCTACTTCCTTCTCTTCTTTCTTAAGAGTTGGCATTGCTTCCCCGCCACCACGGGTGGTTCCTTTACCACCACGATCACCTGGGAATGATGAACCCAGTTTAGGCATTGGGTCTTGACCACCCTCACCAGCATTAACTTGAGTTCTGGATTTCTTGACAGGAGCTGCTGCCTTAGCACCAGAGTTTTCAAACTTACCGTTGTACTCAGCAGAAGTACCTGCTGCCATTGGCTCTACATTAGCAACAGCAACTTCGGACCCAGAAGCACTTGGAAGATGTGATTTCTCTGCAGGTGCAGCACCAGCAGTTACAGCGTTTTTCATTTCTGTAACGGTCTCCGCATCAATGTTATCTGATACGAACTCCTCAAATTTCTCGTTTAACGAATTTGCCATTAAAATTACCCCTACGGATACTTTGATTTTCTAATACTTATTTATTAATTTTATAAGTTAAACAGCAGTCTCTCAAACGACTCAAGGATTTTACCCTCAAGTTGATTGCGGGAAACTCGTTCTAACTCTTTTTTAACTCTCTGAATTTCTGCTTCTTTGAGCAGACCATTCTCCCATACCCACTCCTTTCCTTCCATAATTCCATTAACAAATGCATCAGGAGCAGAAGGGTCTGCTACAATATCTGCAGCAGTTGTGAGCATAAAATCATCACGAACATAATTAGAACCACCTTTTGATTCTAAACTGCCAACACCTCTGGAAGAAACTCCCAGTTGAACACCTTCACGCAGAAGGTTTTTGGCAATGTTACCCATTGGTGTTTCAAGCAGTTTTGCTTTACCAATGAAGTTAGAACCATCTTGATAAAGTTCTACAATTTTATGAGACACTCTATCAAGATTAATAGTGGGTCCGTCAGGGTGTCCGAGTTCACCGAGAGCACGGGACTTCTCAATATAGTTTTGAGAATAGTTCGTCACTTCTCGTTGAAGAACTGGCATAGGATATACACGACCGTTACGGTTCTTGATATCTCCCTGTAGGAATACTCCCTGAATATATGTATACTCTTTTCCGTCCTTCTCTTCGGTGAGGAACTGAATGTCCTCAATGTGCTCTACGATAAGTTTCATTGTTCTTCTTCGGTAGGTTCTTCCGTAGTTTCTTCTTCTGTGGGGTTCATTAATTGCGAAGCATACTCTTGCTTATAACGCTCAAGTTGCTCAACAGACTTCTGATAAAGCAAATCAATTACTTCATCAGCAGCTTCAGAGTTTTGTCCAGAGACAATTTTATCAATCAATTCTTTAGTAACAGTCATAGTTATATTGTGAATGTATTAATTATTTAGTTTTCTAACTCTTTATTGTTAGTTTTTTTAGGTGTTTGTGCCTTTAAAGAATCTTTTGTTTTAGTTTCTTTAGGTCCATTTTTAGGTGGAGGAGTTGCCATTGGATCCTGTTCTACGGGTGCAATGGGAATATCCATCAGTTCACCAGATGCCTTTTCTTTCTTAATTTGAGCAGCAATATCAATAATTTCTTGTTCAGTTTGCTGCAGAATTTGACGTTTGATATAATCATTTGAATAATAAACGCCAAGGAAAGGTTGCATTTGATTGACGAGATTCAGACGCTCGTTAATCATTTCAATTTCTTTTAGTTCAGTGAAATGATTATCAAACAGGAAGTCATATTGAATATGCTCTTCCATAAATTCCCAATCGTCTGTGGTGATAACACCTTTCAGAACTAATTGAGTCTTCAGCATATCATTGAATAGATGTGCAAATTGCTTACGCAGTCTGCCTACAAATTTAATAAACTTAAGTTCATCGCGGAGGATTTCATTAGAACGACCGAGACTAAATCCCTTTTCCTCGCCCACGCGAGATGGTGGGAGGTTAAGCGATTTATAAAGTTTCTTGAGGAAGTATTCAACGTCCTTGAGTTCTCCAAGGTTTTGAGCACCAGGGAGTGTAGTAATTTCAGTTCCTCTGCCACCTTCACGGCGAGGCAACCAGAAGTCTTCCAGCATACTCATAAACTTCTTATCGTCACGAATCTCACCAGTGCTTGCGTCATACACAAGTTTGTTTCTGTAGCGAGACATAACCTCACGCAGGTATTGCTCTGCCTTTACCTTAGGAAGATTACCTACATCAATGTAGAAAATACGACGTTCAGGAGCACGAGATAATCTGTAGATAACCAGAGAATCCTCAATCATTCTCAGTTGGTTAACTGCCTTGAGTGCCTTATGGAGGTATGATAAAGGAATATTCATATTCAGATCCATCAGACCTGAAGGAACAAAGGTGATAGCATCAAGAGAAATCTTGATGCCTAAATGATCACGGGGACCTTGTACAGTGGATGTGCTAGTAAAAATACCTTTTGGGTTGAAGAGATAGTATTCCTTTACATCACCAAAATCTACTTTTGCTTGTTCTTGAGTAGGAGGAGTTACAGGTTTCTTAACCTCCCTCATCTTCTTGATCTTCAGAGGATCAATATAGCGAAGTTCTTTGATGCCCTCTGTGGGTTTGTTGACATCAATTACTTTATGATAGTACAGTCTGCCATCAATATACCAGCGACGGAACAACTGGTAGCACTTTTTGTCAAACTGTAAAAGTCTTTTAATTTCTTTGAATTCTTCACGAATTCTTTTCTTAATTGAATCACTAACTTCCAGATTAGAAAGTTCAATTTCTACTGGAGAATCATCACCATCTGCTACAATAGCTTCATTAACAACTTCATCAATTGCTGAATCAACTTCAGGATGCAGAGATACTTCACGATACTTTCGGATCATCTCAAATTCATTTTTTGAGATACCTTCAATATCAACATATTGACCGTAATAACCTCCAGCGGAGATCGTTACGGTCCCATCGTCATTATTAGGAGCAACAGGGGATACTAACCCCTGCTGCTTCTTTTTCTTTTGATTATCTTTGTCTAAAGAAAATCCAAACAATTCTGCCATTGTATAGAGTTGAAACTACTTTACTGTAGTTATTTATCAGGTGATAGTGCCGTTACCAGCTCTGTTATCACCAGTTTCTGCTTCCCACCAGTCATACTGCCATTCGCAAGTATATTCTGCAATCGAATTATTATTGTCGTATGACACATCGATTGCGGAAAGATTGCTTGGCCAAGCATTAATAAATCTATATGTCTTAATGATAGTGTGTGGATCGTTATCGCCAGCACCAGCGATATTAGTGCCTCTTTGAAGTTGATGAATAGCAATGTTTTTTGTAAATTCATTCGCACTTGTACCGCCAGTATAACCACCACCACTTCTATGCTCATTCAGTTTATCCATCCACTTCTCAAGGAAACTTCTTGTATTCAATGAAGGATCAGCAAATATTGTGATAGTCCAGGATTCAAATGTTCTGTCACCAGGAAGTTTAATTACTCTTCCTCTGTAAGGAACTTCAACAGTACCGATTGAAGAAGATGGAAGAGATGCAGATCTTCCTAAAAATGATACCCTTCCACTGTTATCAGTTGAACTGGTAAAAGTACCTATTGCTGCAGAAATATCAGGAATTTCAATCCTGAATAAATTTGGACGAATTCCATAACCAATTCTTTCTTTAAAGTTTGCTAAATTTGGCATTGTTAGGTCTCCCTTATGTTGTATTTATTTTATAATCAAACTCTACCAATTACTTCATCAAAACTTACACCAGTGCGTGTTGCAACAAATGTCAGAGTGATGAAATTAATGGAACGGGATGGTTTGATGTAGATATCAGCTACAAATTCATTACGATCGATTACATCAGGAGTATTATTTGAACCGTCAGCAACTACCAAATAATCTGTAACACCTCTTCTTGCTTGTACATCTCTTAAGTATGCATCGACCTGAGATGTAAAGTTGTTTCTAGTCGTTTCGTCATTCAGTTCAAACAGTACATTTTTGGAGAAATCCTTTACTGTTCTTTCGATAGTGAGGAACAGACGACGAACATTGATGCGATCAAATGCAGATGGACTACGCAGAGCAGTTTTATCTCCATAAAGAACTACACCCTGACCAGGGAAAGATACAATAGGATTTACACGCTTCGCATAAAGCTCATCTCTTTGGTCTTTAGTGGGATTGAATGCAATCTTTACTGCATTACGGAGATTACCTCTGTTAAAACCAGCAGGTGAGAACCAAGGCTCAGAAACAGCAGACGTATTTACACACAGACCAGCAACGTCAGCGTTGCAAGGAATCCAACGATAAGTATCATTGAATCTGTCATACAAGTACTTGTAGTTGTTATCAAATACTGCATATGATGAACTATCACTAATAGCGTCAAAGAAAGCAACTACGTTAGTTTTTTGCTGTGCTGAAGTTGAAGCACCACTACCAAGAACATCAGATCTTCTTGGTGAAATAAATGCAATACAATCTTTTCTAGTATTTGCAATATTAATTAAAGTATTTGCTTTTGATGAAGTAGTTGGACCAGCAAGAATATAGTCAATAGAAATATTCTCAGTATCGCTAAAAGCATCAAGATATGTTTGAGTTTCGTTTCCTACATTGTAATTTGCATAATCAGTACCAGCAGCAAAATCATATTGCTTAGAACCGAGGAGTTTAAATGTCGATGATGCAAGAGCAGAGTTTGTAATATCTACACCACTACCAGTGTATGCATATGATGTTTCATGAGCACCGAGGTAGATATACTTAGAACGACCTTTGATTACTGTTTTATAGAAATTAGTTTCTCCTTCAGTAGTCTTTGCATCAGATGCTTTTGAAAGATAAAGAAGTCTTTCTACAATTGTAGAGGGAGTTCCTGTAATTGCACCAGTGTCATCAATTACAAGTACGTGTACTTCATCCCACTTACCACCTTTACTTGCAGCAAAAGGTGAAGTTCCTGGACGAGGAGCTACTGAATTCCATTTTACTGAACCAGCAATCGCATACTGCTCATCATACCAATCTGCCACTGCTGATACTGCAGAACCAGAAACTACAGATGTAGTTGTAAATTTAACAGAACCAGCATCCAGAACAACTGCTACTTGAGTAGTATCTCCTGCATTACTCTCGTATGCTTTACCTGTTGCGGTTCCATCAGTTACAGTTGCACCAGCAGCAAATGAAACACCAGAAGCAAGAGTCAGAATTTGGTCTGCACCTCTGTCAATTACTGCTACTCTCAGTGCATTACCCCAAGTACCAGGATTTTTTGCTACAAACTTATATCCTGGAGTTACACCTTCTACACTAGTTTCATAGTCACTAACACTATTTACTTTAATGTTAGCAATACCACTTGCAGTCGCACCAGTCGCATTAGCATTTGTAAGGTTGCTTGCGCTGCTATCAGAGATTCTTGCTACCTGCAGATTACCACCGTAGTTTAAAAACTCTGATGCAGTAAACCACCACTCAAAATTTTCAGCGGTGGGTTTTCCGAAAGTTTCTACTAAGTCTTTCTCAGATGTAATGAGTTTTGCTACTCCTACTTCACCCTTTGTGAAAGGACCAGCAATAGCACCAACGTTTGTGATTGTTTCCTGAAGCCTTGAATTAGTAAGGTCACGCTCCTGAACAATAATACCTGGCGATAATTGTGTTGCCATCTTTTACCCCTAAAGTTCAGATTTGATTCTAAACTTATTTATAAATTACTCTATTTCAGAGGTAGGTTCCCATATAAGTGAATTCGCTTGCTACATCACCGTATTCATCTAGATACCAGCGGTCTCCATCTACGTCAACAAAACTTTTCTCTTCATCATTGATGCCATCAGAGATAAATCCAAACGGTGACATATCTTGTTCAATCTGATTTTTCTGTTCTTCATAGATTCTTTGGCGAACATCATTATCCGTCATTTCTTTGAAATAATCTTGAACCGCTAACCAGCAGAAGATTACCAAACACATTGCAAG